CAGAGGCTCCTGCCGATGTCGCTAAGTCTGATACTGAGCCCGTAGCGGAGCCCGTGGTTGAGGAGCCGGCCGTTGAGCCTGCTGCTGAGCCCGTCGCTGAGCCCGCTGCTGAGGAGCCTGCTGCCGAGGAGCCCGTCAATGCGGGTCACCAGGCCCTGCAGGACCTTGGGGCTGTCCTTGTTCGCGCCAGCGCTGATGAGCGCGCGCGAATCATTTCTAAGGTCGCTGAGCTCGTCTCTGATGGCGAGCCCGAGGCCGTTGTTCCCGAGGTTGCAGAGGAGCCCGCTGTGGCACCTGTGGAGCCAGAGGTCGAGGCACCCGTTGAGGCCCCAGCCCCTGAGGCTGCGGCAGTTGACGAGGTGACTGCTATCGCCAAGTCTGCGCTGGATGCAGCCTTTGCCGCTCAGCAGGAGGTCGCAGCCGTTAAGGCTCAGCTGACCGAACTGCTTAGCCAGAAGGCCACGGTCGAGGCTGATCTTGCAAAGGCACTTGATGTCGTCGGGCGACTGATGGATCTCCCATCGGGTCGCAAGTCGTATTCAGTTCCTACAAACAATTCCGGGACGAAGGCCCCTTGGCTTTCGCCCGTCATCCAGCGCATGCTGGACAGCGAGGAGTAAAATCATGAGCGAACTCAACGAGAAGTTGCAGGAAGTTGCAAAGGGTCTTGAAACCCTTGGCAATGCTCCGCACCTTGTCGGCCGTGTTGCCGACGAGTCCATTGATGTCGCCGAGGCCTATGCTACTCAGCGCGAGCTTCGCAAGAAGTTCTCGAAGATGAGCCGCATGGAACTTGGCGAGGCGCTCGACATCCAGGCCACCCGCGAAGCGGGCAAGCAGGCTTCGTCCGATGTTCTTAACCGCCTTGCGGTTGCGAACCCGAACATTGCCAAGCTGCTCGATGCCAGCGGCGGCGCGGCGCTTATCCGCCAGGATCTCGAGCCAATCCTTTACGCGATCTTTGTTAAGAAGTTCCCGTTCTTTGAGCGCCTTCGCAAGGAGCCGGCAAACGGCCTTGTGCATGCGTTCAATCAGCAGACTGCTTACGGCGACGCAGTGTTCCAGACTGAGACCGGCACGGTCACGGACGACGTGAACACCTACGCCCGCCAGACGACCAACGTGGCCGTTTTGGCAACCCGCCGTGGTATCACCCTGAAGTCGCAGTTTGCGATTACCCAGGGCGGCGCCCCGGGGCAGCAGGGCCTTTCGACCGAGCTTGAGGGTGGCGTCACTGCCATCGCCCACAAGCTTCAGAAGACCCTCTTCCAGGGTAACGCCAACACCACTTCCGGTGCAGGCGCGACCACCGAGCTCGGTGCCTATGATGCGAACGGCTTTGACGGCCTCCGCAAGCTCCTCGGAGCTGCGGCCGGTACTGCCCAGATCGCAAACAAGGGTACCGCTGCTTACCTGAGCGTCATCAACAACAACGTTGCTGACATCCTCAGCGCTGGTGGTAACCCATCGGCAATCCTTGTGAACCCAGCCGACTACGCCGGCTTGGTCAACGAGGTCACGAACCTTGTTCGCTACAACGGCTCAAGCCGCGCGAGCGAGCAGATGGGCCTTGGTCTTGGTTCCGTTGTCACGGCTGCCGGCGAGCTTCCGCTCCTGGCTGTTCCTGGCGACGCAATCGGGACGTACACCTATAGCTCGACGGCTTACCGCGACATGTATGTCGTGGACGAGTCGGTCTGGTCGATGCCGTACCTTGGTTCGGACTCGATCACGACGCTCGAGATTCCAGTTGGTGTGAACGGCGCCCTTTCGCGCCTCTACATCATGTACTGCATGTACGGTCTTGCCAACAAGACCCCGCAGTTCAACGGGAAGATCCGCGTTTCGATCTAAGAGACGCAGGTCTCTGAAATGCCTGGGGGGCGGGGTGAGTGACCCCGCCCCCTTTGCTTTGAGGTATCTATGGCAAAAAGACGGAAAAACAGAAAAATCCCGTACCACGAAATTATGGCCAAGAAAGCAATTGCTCATGCTATTGCACGGAACCCCGAATACCTGGTAGAAATTACCTGGGACGGCGGAAAAACAATTATGCTTTCAGACGACTTGGTAGTCCGATTCGTCAATGGAAAGGCCAAAATCCCGCTTCGCCTCCTTCCAGAGGTCGAGCAACACGGATGCAAACGCATCTGAGATAAGGAGACATTCTCATGGTCGACATTAACGATATCCTGGGGATCAAGGACGCTAAGCCGGAGCCGGTTGTTGAGATCGAGCCGGTTGTTGCCCCTGAGCCGGTTGTTACACCAGCCGCCCCAGCTAAGGCTGTTGAACCGGTCAAGGTCGCTGCAGAGGCGGACGAGTTCGAAGTCGCTCCTGGCGTGTGGCAGATCAACGTTCCGGTTACGCAGTCGTTCACCCTTCCTGACGGCACTTGGGTTCGCCCAACACAGCTGGATGGCGCCACAAAGGCCGCTGTCCCCGCCAAGTGGGTTGACTGGGTCCGCGCACTCAAGGGTTAATCATTTACCGGCACTGCCGGGAATAGCAAAGGGCAGATAAATGGCCAGCCTCGTGACTCTTTCTGTACCGGGAATCATCTCCGATATTGCTACGTACAACCGTATCCAGGTTGGCCGTGCTGATACTGAGGATGACGCCACGGCAAAGTCTGGAACGTGGGAGCTGCTCGGATACGTCCCCCTCGTGGCCAACGTCTCTTCGTACACATATACTGACGAAGGGGGGGACGCAACTCACTTTTATGCATACCGCCTGAACCACTCTGGAACAAGCGCCACAGGGTCGTGGAGCAGCAATGCTGTCGGCCGCGTGGAAGGGTATTTGACTGTTGCAGAGTTCCGAGAGTACGAGATCGGTGACCTCGGCTTGCCGGATGGCACAGAGGTAAGCAATCAAAAGATTCGGGCAATGGTCAAAATGGCCAGCTCCATGGTCGATTCATACGTCGGATATTCTTTCGACCACAGGCGTTCCGTAGAGCGCCATAAGTGGGACCAGCATACCCGACGCATCTATCCGCGCCATAAGAACATTGAGTCGGTTGAGGCGGTTAGAATCTATGTGAGCGCCCAGCAATCTGCTGCGTTTACCGTCAATGATATTTTCATCAATGACGACCGTGGCTATGTTGAGATCACCAGCCTGGCCAACGTTACCTACTCGCTCTTCCCGGCCATTGTCGCCCTCGGCATGATCGAGCCGGTGGCAGAGATCACCTACACGCACGGCAAGACAAACGTCCCCCAGGACATCAAAGACGCAACGGCGCTTATCGCCGTTGACCTTCTTGCAAAGGACAATGTCGCCAAGCAGGGCCTGCAGGGCATTAGCCGCCTGCGCGTTGGCGAGATGGAGATCTACGCCGACCAATCCGGAGCTGGTGGCTCAAGGAATCGACGAGATCCGCTGGCCTCAATCCCGCTTGCCGCTACGCTTATGCTTGATGCCTACATTAGGACATCTATCCGATGAGTCTTCCTGGCTTTATCAGCACAATCACGCTCAAGCGCCAAGGGTCACTGACCCAGGACGCTATCGGAGCTCCGGTCATCGTGGAATCGGAAATTTGGACCAAGCGTGGACACTATCAGCAAGTATATGGTAACGATCAGCCGAACCAGACTGGACGAAGCTCAAAGAGCATGTTCAAGTTCTGGTTGCCGTATCTCGACGACGCCGACCGACCGGCAATCAACGATACGCTGGTTACCGGCGGCAAAGAATTTACCGTTGCATCGATCAACGAGGAGTCCCTCAAGCACCACCTTTTGGTGGAGGCTTGGATTGTCGAGCGGTAAATGGCTCGCGGCTCTGTAAGTTTCAATATCTCCGTTGCCCAGCAGCAGCTCAAGGCTGTGGAAAATACCCTTAAGCAGGCACAACAGCAGATCGACCCAACGTTTGTTCAGGCCGCAACGCAGCTTGTTCAGTCTGAAGTGTATGGGGGACCACAGAGCCTTGCGGGCCTAGCCTCGCAGGCGGCCCCAGTAGACACCGGAGCGCTGGCCCATGGTCTTGAGGGGCCATACAACAGCGAGGCATTCCCCAAGCGACGACGATCTCAGAGCGTTTTTTCTGTTACCCCGGCCGGTAAGGGGAAGGTTGCCGCGATCATGGTCAATTACGGTACAGACCCGCAGCAGGGGAGCTCGAATGGCGGCGAACATCCATACGTTGGATACGTAAAGCAGGACTTTCTCGGAGCGGCAATGCGCTCATTCCGCTCTCGTCTCAACGTAATTGGCAATGCGCTCTCCCAGGCAATCGCCTACGAAGTCACGCAGTCCCTCCGCTCTGCTGCGCAAGGAGCAGCAAGCTATGCTGCCGGGAAGTTGAAGCTCAGCCCCAAGGCCATCGCCGCACTAGCCGCAAAATTTGGTGCGGCACCTGTGGGCACAGCAAGCGGTCGTGGCTTTAAGTCGCGTAAGCTTGCATCGCTAAGCCAAGCGCATTACAAGAAAATCATGCGCCAGCGTCGGTACAAGCTTCGCAAAGCCGGACTAGCCTAAACGGATCAGGTACTCCGCTGTTACGCCGCTCTCATGCTGAAACAACAACCACTGGCACGGTTCACCAGCAGAAGCAAGCTGCTCCTGAGCGTACGTGTTTGAACTTTCCGTAGATCCCCCGCTCCAGTGCGTAATGCCGTTCAGATACATCCGCGTTGGGGTGTGGAAGTGACCGGCAGCGCTGTAATCAAACCGCGCAACGGTCATATTCCATCCCTGCAGCTTCTTGCCGAACCCATACCAGGGGAAACCGGCAAAGCCGCCGGACACCTGATCGCCATGGAACAAGAACCACGTCTTACCCTTAACGACATCGGTTGCAAACCACGCACGTTCGCCGGCAGAGATAGTCTCTACCCACTCAACGTTCTTCTGCTCCTTCAACGCCATCGAGGCAATGCGGTACATCATGGCGTCGGCGTTGGATTCCGGGTGGAACGTGCCGCGACGACCAAGGCGGCCATGATTGCCAATGACGCCAACGACCCGCACCTTCTCGAAGACGGATGCCAGGCGGCGAACAAGGTTAGCAAGGATCTCGCCACCATGGAAAATCTGATTGTACAGCGAGGCATCAATGAGGTGCGCCTGACCAGGGAAAATGTCTTCCCCTTCAACCAGGTCGCCCAGCAGATACACGCGGAGCTCCTTGACCGGATGCGCCGCACGCTGGATTTCAACGAGGCGCTCTACCTTATCGGAAAGTGACTTGATGCGCTCTGCGGCGACATCGGAATTGTACGTCGGCGTAATCTTTCCGAGCTGCCAATCCGAAAGCAGCAGAATGGCCGTCTCATCGTCGGCCTTGCGCTTGTCTGCCTTTGCTGGAGCAACCGGTGCAATGTTCATTGCTGCCGAAGCCTCTCGCGCTGCCTGATAGACAGCCTCGACAAGCTCGTTTCGGTCTCGCTCCTTATCTTCCAGTTTCTTGAGTGCCTTGCGGTGGGCGGACTTGAGCCGCTCAATCTCACCGATTGCCTCGTATGAGGCAACTTCTTTTTCGGCAACTTCCTTCACGACTTCCACCTTTCCGCGAACAGACGCAATGGCCTCTCGCAATGTTCCTGGGATAATCTCCGGAGAACGGCCGTTGAAGGCCCTTCGGTCGATAAACGACTTTTCTCCCCGGAGTAGCTTGTTCCTCATAATGTTATACCCATTGATCGAACGATCTGGGTATGCCTTGCTGAACTCGCTGTACTCCATGTTCAGAGCGTCCTGCTTTTCCGCAGCGGACCACGGCCGCAGGTACTGATACTGTCCTGGCATTTAACCTCCGGGGAGACTAATCCCTACTTCTTGCCTGAAGCAGGCTTCTTGGCTGCCGCCTTTGCGGCAGGCTTTGCGGCTGGCTTGGCAGCCTTCTTAGGAGCAGCCTTCTGCGCCTTTAACGGCTTTGCCGTCTTTTTCGAGAACAGATCCTTCAAACCCATGTTACAACTCCTTCTGGCCATTTTCGGCCAGAGGGACTATATCACACTTTGAACCACATATCCACAACATCGTGTAGTCGCAGAAGAATTTATGGTAGATGATGGACATGTCAAGAAGTACAATCTTGGGCATGTATGGCATCTACGAAGCCTTTTTCTCCGCGTTGAGCTCCGATACCCAGCTTCAGACGCTGCTGGGCGGTACTGCCACGGATAAAAAGGTCTACCCCGTTTACCACCCCGGAAAGTCCAGTTTGCCCTCCATCCGCGTGGCCATTTATGGCGGCGGAAGCGATGTGGCCCTGGGCGTTGACCGCCCCATTGTGGACGTGCTGATCGTGAGTAAAAACGGGGCCGCAGAGATGAATACTATTGGCAACCGCGTGGATGTGGTGCTTAATAGGAAACGCCTCTCGGGGCCGAACGGGACAGTCTTGCATTTGTCGCATAAGGTGACAGAGCAGGACATCTACGACGACACGAGTCTGGAATACCGGCGAGTGATCCGGTATAGCGTCATCAAGACATAGGAGAAAACACAATGCTTACACTTGGATCCGGTGTAGTCAAGGTGGCGTTCTGGAAGTCCGGAGCCGTCATCAACGCTGCTGCACCTTACTTTACTACTACCTCCGGATACGGCAACACGGGCGAGCTCGTGACTGTCGGTGAGATCGGTGGCGATGTCGAGTTCGACATCAACTTCCAGGAGCGAGAGTTCTACGGCCAGTCGAACTTCCCGATTGCTAAGGCGTTCTTCGGCGGCAAGGCCGATATTCGCGCTCGTGGCGTCGAGATTAACTGGGACAACGTCAAGAACCTCTTCCACGTTTCGCTCGGCGAGGGCACGAACCTCGACTCGACCGCGTATGGCTACGCCCATGACGACTTCACCGGTGGTTCCTACTCGGTGAACTTCGATCCAGACGGCGGCCGCCCGAACAGCACCATCAGCAACGTGACGGCTCTCATGGGCCTTCCACGCCCGCTGTATGTCAAGTTCGAGCACATCCGCTCGGATGACCCGTCAAAGTCGGTGATCATTCACCTTCCAAAGGCGTATAGCATGCAGCTCATGATGCCGTTCACCCGTGAAGACATCGCCCGTCAGGACCTTGACTTCTCGGCCGTTGTGGACCGCAATTGCAAGGTTACATCTGGCTCGTCGAGCACGACCCCTTCGGTCGTCCTCATCGAGGCCTAATAGCAGATTAGGGGGTCACGAACATGTTCACTCTCGGAAGTGGTCGTCTGAAGCTCGGTACGTGGCTCAACGGCGGCCTGTATACACAGGTGTCCGGCGTGTCCGTGACCCCCTCTACTGCTAGTGGTTCCGTTCCGGCTGGCACGTACTATGTGCGTGTCGCCGGGAAGAACTCCGCTGGCGTTGCAACGCCTTCGGAGACGTATATCGTCGTCCTGAGCGCAACCGGTAAGCTTGATGTGTCCTGGACCGCCCTTACTGGCGCAACCTCCGGATACGACGTCTACGTCGGCACGGTCGACGGCTACGACTGGAAGCAGGGCTCAGTGAGCTCTGGCACAACGACACTCAGCGTTACTTCACTGGCCGATCCGGCCGGTGCCGACCTCGCCCGCTACAAAGGACTACTTGACATCGGTGAAATTGGTGGAGACGTTGAGTTTGACATTACGTTCCAGGAACGTGAATTCTTTGGCCAATATAACTTCCCGATTGCCAAGGCTCACTTCGGTGGCAAGTCAAACATTCGCGTTCGCGGCATTGAGCTTGACCCAATGCGTTTCCAGCGAATCTTTAGCGTTACCGGTGGAAGCAATGCAAGCACAAGCATTTATCCTGGTACTCTAAATTACAAGGAAACCATTAACTTCGGCACTGCTGCTGTCAATCCTCTTGACCTGTCAATGCTCCGCAACCGCCCGGTTCGCGCCGTTTTTACTCATACCCGCTCTGACGACCCGTCGAAGACGGTGGCGATCACGGCCTACAAGGCGTGCATTTACCAGCACAACATCCCATTCACGCGCGAGGACATCATCAAGGTTGATCTTGAGCTCAACCTGCAGTATGATTCCAGCACGGCGCAGATTGTGTCGATTGCAGCCTAATTAACAGGTTGTAGCTGGTAGGCCCCACAGGGGGCAAGGAGTTCACATGGCGAACCTTAATGAGGTGCGCGCTGCGCGCGTACTCAACCTCAATGATCTCGCTGACATTGAGGAGAAGTTTGGTGGCCTTGACAAGGTTGACCTGACACGTTTCACTGTCCTTCGCTACATTCTTTGGCTTGTCCTTCGTAAGGATGATCCCAAGGTCGATGAGCGCGCGGTTGGCGAGCGATTCTCGCTTGACACCATGCGCGAAGAGATCGATAAGGTGCTCCGTTCAAGCGGCCTCATTGGCAACGGTGAAGAGGGCATCGAGGGAAAAGCGGAGGCGTAAGCTGGTCTGAGATCGACTGGGGGTCGATCATGGCGTCTTACGCAGATGCCTTTGGTTATACCCCAAGCGATTTCATGCAACTCACGCTACCCCAGCTAAACGCATTCGCAAGATACATCGAACAGCGTGATAAGGAGATGAAGGAGGGTTCGTCCTCATCTTCATCTTCGAAGAGCTCTAAGAACCGAGCGAAGTTTGCCGAAGGTAGCAAGGGAATGAGCAACATCGGCTCACTTGAGCAGATGATTTCCGTGTTCGGCAGGCCCGGTGGGCAGTCCGGCGGATGAGTGGGGGTTTTGAGTGGCTGAGGGTCAGGGCGGGAATGTCGCAAGCGTAGGTCTATCTCTAGACTCGTCTGCGTTTAATTCTGGCGTAGCCCGCGCCCTTGCAGACATTTCCCGACTCCTCACCGGACTGCGCGAGCTTCAGGCTGCCAGCCAGAAAACCAACCTCGGCCAACTCGGCGCTACTGGACGATCCGGAGCGGCTTCTGGCGCTTTTACCCCCGCAACATTTGCACGCGATATTCGTCGCCTTGCTATTCCGGCAATCCGTCAGCTTGATCGCGCCGCCTCCACGTCTCCGCTACTTACCGGAAGAATGGCTCGCGGTGCCGGGTTTGACCCTGCTGCCATGGCAGCGGCAATCAATCGCCAGACAATTCCCGCAATCCAACGCCTCAACCGAACTATGGGGAGCTTCCGCGACTCCGACTTCATGAAGGAGTTTGAGGCTGGTCGAGCCGCCAGGGAGCGCGCTCACCGAGCAATGCTGGAGCGTGAGTCCAGGATTACGCAGGAAATTGCCAAGGGAACCACTAAGCGATTGGAGCGCGAGCAGGCGCGCATGATCCAGGCGCAGCAGGCTGAAAACCGCCGAGCGGCAGATCCAAACACCCAAGGCTCTCGACAGCTTCGTGCCGCAATTGAAATGCGCCGTCAACTTGCGGAGCAAAAGCGTTACGTTGAGGCGCACCCAACCCCAACGCAGACCCGCTATGCCGGAGGCGGAAGGGGCGGTGGCAGCCGTGAGGGTCGATGGGGTGACGTTGCCGACCTGAAAGGCATTCCAAAGGACTGGCGCAAAGTCCTTATGCAGCTTGAGCAGCAGGGGTGGAGGATTGAGCCACGAAGTGGGGGCCATCCAGTTGCATACCCGACAAGCAAGCAATATAAGCCCATTACGTTCCCGAGCACGCCATCAGACCATCGTGACCTTCTAAACTTTATCTCGAAGGCACGACGATCTGGCGGGGTTATCAATGGTCGTGGGTACCGAGATGAGGCCGGTCCATTTGTTGAGCGACAGCGTGGATTCTATGAAGACCCGTCAACCAAGAAACCGACGCTTCGCGCCAACTATCGAATGGCTGCCCTTGAGGAACTTGTAACCTCTAACCTACCGAGCTATCCGCCGGTCATGCAACCGCGCCCTCGCGGCGTGTCTGGTGTCTCTGCGGCCGATCCTAACTCCCGGCAGCAAATTGAAAGAATGATCAAGGGCTTTGAGCGCGGCAAAGTGTTTGCCCCAAGCGCTAACCTTGAGGAAGGCCTCATTGCCACCGTGGCAAATGCTGCTGGACAGCAGTTCGTCGCATCCGGTAATGCCCGAACCATGGCGCTTCAAGCCATTGCAAAGCAAGGAACTCCGCTTCGCAACGCCATTAGCGGCTTTAGCATGGAGTACCTAAAATCAAATCCAACAGAGTTTGGCCAGGGCGAGGTTGCCGCACTTAAAAAGGCTGGAGCATCTATTGCAAGGTCCGGCAAAACGCCAGTGCTCATCCGCGAGATTGCCGGTGGCGTAGAAGGCCTTGCTCCGCAGCGCCTTGGCCAGCTCGGTCTGCAACTCAATGCTCGAACCGGTCTTTCTGAGAGCGAGATCGCCATTGCTGCGTCGCGCATGCTTTCTAAGGTCCCGGCAGAGGTGCTTGCCGGAGATCCTCGTAAGATTGTCGCCGCAGGAAAGGGGCCAGCATATGAGGCCCTAAAGAGCGCCCTTTCTTCGGAAGTGCTCGGTGAGCATGTTATGGGGACAAGGTACAAGGGTGCCAGCGGTGGTGTTGCATTTAAGGGCATGATGGAGCAGATGCTGTATGCACGCGCGTACGGCAATAACCCGGCAACCGCCCAAATGCTCACCGCAGCGTTCTCCGGAGAGCCCTCAGAGATGAGTTCCTCTGTCAGGGCTGCACTTGGTCGTAGCCTTGGACCACAACTACGTCTCCGCGAACGAATCAATGCTGGAGAAGTTCCGGCAGGCATGGATCCAATCTTCAACTCGCTTCCTGGAGCATTGCAACTTATGCAAAGGGCACTCGGGACCGGCGGGCAGGGGCCAGGGTGGATTACCAACCCAGAAACACTTCGTGGAAACCCTGCCGGAGCGTTGCGTGCATTGCTTTCGCAGAAAACTATGTTTGGAGATCCGACTACAGCAATTGAGCGTCGTCTTGCCGCAAACATGCTTGCTGTCGGGCCTCAGGGTTTGTCTCCGTTCCTTTCCTCACTCGGCATGTACGGCTCCCGGGCAGAAGGTGCCCAGATGGGCATGTTCGGCGCGTCTGAGGGTGGCCTGCTGCAAGCAACTAGCAACCCACGTCAGGCTATTGCACTGGCCCAGAAGGCAGCCGCACAATACCAAGAAGCACTAAAGACCGATCCGGCCCTGAAGGGCACCGGAAAGGCGGCCGTTACCGCCAGAGAGGCAGTGCTAACCTCCATTGTTGAGGGCGTCTATTCTGGCATGCCTGCTCAAGCTGCGGCTGTGGCGCAGAAGGTGGCAACAAGCAGCCCACAGGCTGCTGCTGTCGGCCAAGAAATTGTGCAGGGGACCGCTGCGGCTGTCACTCAGGCTGCGGTAAATCCAAAGAGGAAGAAATTCACGTTTAAGCTTTCCGAGGAGGAGCAGGCTGCGTTCCTCAGTAAGCTTCGTGGACCAGTGGTTGCCCCCGCCTCACAGGGCGGCGGATATCAAATGTTCCCACCAGAAGAGCCAAGAACTGGGCTGCGCAGGCCAAATGCCCAGCGCATGACAGAGCTTGGTGGATACGGTATTTCTCCACGGGAAATCGGTGTTGCTGAGGGCAGCGTAAAGGCCCGTGCTGGTGGGTATCTGCCGTATAGCGAGTCTAGCCCACAGCGGCAAATGCAATACAACAATCGGCTTACACGCGGCTATGCAACGTTGATGGGTGAAATCGAGGGTCACCTCGCTCAACCAGGACCAAAGTCTACCGCCGCGCTTGCAGCAAAAATTCCAGAGGTTGAACGTCTATACAAGGTTGCTATGGAGCGTGGCGGCCTTGGCATGGACCCAATGAACGCCCATGCAGAAGTGGTTGCCAAGGCTCGAGCAATCCTTGGACCCGTAGCCATCCCGCAGTCAGAGCCCCAGCGGCCACCAATTGTTACCGCAACGCCGGTACCGACGACACCCGAAGGAATTCCTTACATCAAGGTTCCAACTAGCGGAGAGTTGACTGAGGCCCAGATAAAAGCTGTCCAGGAGGGCCGAGCAAAGCTCTTAATGCCGCCTCCTCCACCTCGGCAAAAGACCGGAAGGAGCATTGGCGGTCCTATCCCGCCAACCAATGAGGGTTTGGCATCGCTCCTTGGCATTGGTCCGGCGCTGCAACTTGGTGCCGGATATCGTCCGTATCCTGGCGATCCAATGCTTGCCGCCCTTACGCGCGCTCAAGTAGAGCGACGCGCCCTCGCTCTGTCTCGTGGGCAGGTTGAGGGTCCCCTTATCGGGGCAAATCGTGGCGGCCTTGATCCGGTAACCGGTGCGTTTACTGTCAATCCGAAGATTCCAGAAGTCACCAGGATGCAAGGCGGAATGCTTCGTGCGCTTCTTACTAGCGAATCGCTGAGCGCAGCTGAAAAGGCACGACAGATCTCCCTTCTCAGCGGAAGCATTCCCGGCATGCGAGGGGTTCCAACGAGTATCCCAGAGGGCCAGTGGCAGAAGCTTGGGAGCGGGTCATATCGCGGACCAAAAGACCTCAAGCCAGTGTACGAGTCGCTCAAGCCGCTTATTGAGCAGTATGGTGCCGCTCGAACTATGGGCTACGTTGAACTTGCCAGGGGCTCTTCGCAAGGTTACGGGTATTGGGATCCAAAGAATAAAGGCCTGAATCTTTCTGGGCTTGAGGGACGAAGCTCTGGTGCAATCATGCGAACGTTGGTGCACGAGCTTGCGCATGGATCATTTGGCGAGGCAATGAGGACCGGCTACAAGCAGCCTGGTCAGGTTCAGATTTATGGCCCCAAGGGTGAAAGCATGGGCATGGCGCCGCATGGCGCTGCCTCTGCGCTTCTTGCCGGAGAGCCAACGAGAGTCGGCCACCTTGATCCAAAGTTCTACGAGATGCAGGCAAGGATTCTTAAGTCCGAGGGCGGGCTTTTCTCATCGTTGCTGTTCCATAACTTTGCGCAGGGTGGGTCGCTCCCAGGTGGGCTTGGGTTGCAGGGCACAGGCCCAGAATATGGTATTGGAAAGCTCGCCGCTCAACTGACTCCACAGCTAGAAAAACTTGCCTCGCCTCAGCAGCTTCTAGCCGCTCAGGCATTTACAAAGACTATGAACACCTTGGTAGGTGGTATTGAAGGATTTGCTAAGGGCAGGGGCAACCTCGAGCAGACCAGCAACGGCATCGCAAAGGCGTTCAGAACGCTTGGAGAATCGTCCTCTGAATTCAAGCCAGAGTTTTTGCTCGGCGGTGCCGCCCGGCTATCCAACTTCATCCGGCAAAATGGCCAAGAAGGCCTGGCAAAGATGGCCCCAGAGCAGTTGCGTGCAGGAATCGTCAACTCCATCCTGTCTACCACGACCGGCGCACTCGGTCCGGGTCGGTTGCTGGGGCCAATGTCGCAGGTCAGTGGTGTTCATGGGCAGATCTCAGAGTTCCTCAAAAATGCCAGCGAAATGGAGAAGGGCTACCTGGCCATGGCGATCAACCCGCAGGCCTTTGTTAAGGAGCCCGGGGCAAAGCCATTCTACCAGCGTGGAGATGTAGATCATCTACAGAAGGCTCAGGAAATCCTCTCAAACGTTGCGCAGGAGGCAGAACGCGCTGCAAGCGTCATCCCAGCAGCAACAAATGTTGCCGTTACGCGACGTGCCGGAATGCAGCTTCCTGTTATCAATCGAGGACGCATGCTTCCGGCAGAACACTCGGTTGTTGTTTCCGGGCAGCGCTATGGGGCCGGTGGTGGTCAGTTTGTAGAAACAACTAATAGCGCCGGAGAGACTGTTCGGCAATTTGTTCCTGCTCAGCGCCTCCCAGAGGTAACCCCTGTACAGGGACCTATGTCTGGCTCCGGAGCCCTTGTCGTCTACGACCCCCGCGTTGCTGCTCAATACGAGCAGAATAATCCACGCTTTGCCGGAAGGCCATATGGCGGTCGAGCAGAGACTCAACGCTTTACTCCGAATGCTGCTCTTCTCAACGAGGCATACATGCGCACGCTCAGCTACGGAGGACAGGGCTTCTTCGGTCGTGTAGGGTACGAGCGCCTGACAATGCCGGCACAAGAAATTGCAAGCCGGTACGCCGGATTCCGTGGCGCTGTTGGTCAGGCCGCATACAACAGCCCCCTCAGCCCAATTGGCGGCATGATGAGCCAGTTCCGACAGGCAACAGGAACATATGCCGAGGCCGAAATGGGAAAGCAGCAGCTTCGCGCGGCGGCCCGCCAGCAATATCAAGGTCAAGTTGCCCAGGCTGATGCATTTGCCAATGCCCAGACTCGATTGAATCGTGTTCTCGGTACTGGCACCGTAAACTTCCGAGAGCTTGGCAAGGTAATGAGCGAGGTCGGAAACGGCTTTACTTCTGGAGCTCTTTCTTCGCTGAGGTTCGCTGCAAACCTTGCCATTGGACAGCAGGCAGTGTTTGCGTTCGTCGGAATGATCAACCACCTCCGTGGCGGTATTATCGAGTTCAACGCAAAACTTGAGGCCGCTGCCGTAGGGTTTAACACACTCTTCCGAAACGCTGGATATACCGTCGAAGATGCGAGCGAGAAGACCAAGGCATTCATTGGCGTTCTTCGTGACTTTGCCAACGTAACAAACTTCCGATTCGGCGACCTTGAGACCGCAGCCCTCCGCATGAAGGCATTCGGTTTCGAGGTGGATAACGTTACCGCTGCCGCAAAGAACCAGATGCCAATCCTTGAGGAAATTCCTAATCCGTGGGCAAAACTGACCGGAGAGGCTAAGAGCTTCCGTGGCGCCCTCGTCAACATCGGCGATGCAGTTGCGGCACTCGGCGCAGAAGACGATAAACTCCGCCGTGTCACGTACGCCCTTGGCCAGATGAACTCAGCTGGTCGTGTCTATCAAAACGACATGATGCAGCTGGCAAACGCTGGTATTGCCGGATATGACATTCTTGCTAAGGCAGTTAAGAAGCAACTCGAGAATGACCCAGAGCTCATGCGCGCAAATAAGGCCATCTATAACAAGTTGCTAAACCCAAGAACTGCCGTAGAGGAGATCCGCAAACTTGCCCGCGTTGGACGACTCGTTGGACCAGAGGCCGTGCAGGCCATTCTCCAGGGCCTTGGGCAGCAGTACGGCGGCGGCATGAAGGCGTTCTCCCGTACCTTCCAAGGAGCCATGACAACTCTTGCGGATACGTCGCAATCCCTTATTGCTACCGCGTTCAAGCCACTCTTCGATGTCACCCGAGATCTTGTCGTTCAGCTTGCCGACGCCTTCCAAACATCTGAGTGGACGGGCAAGGCGGATAATGCCGCCAAGGTCATTCAGAAGGTTGCGGAAGCGCTCAGGTCAATGATCCCTGGAACGGCAGACACGATTATGAAGGTCCTTGGTAGCTTCTTTGAAACCTTTGCAAAACTTGGAAGCTCCCTTGGCAGTACCACAAATGGCTTGGGTAGCTTTGTTAATAACTTTGCTGCAGGAGTAAAGACCATTGGAGATCTTCTTCAAAACAGCGTGATCCGCAACCTTTTGGTGGCCGGCGTTACCGCAAAACTCGTTATGGGAACAATTGCTTCCAACCCTCTCCTGGCAACCATTGGACTCATTGTGTCTTCCATTGGGGCAATCAGTAAGGCTATTGAGACAAACGCCTTTGGCTTTGGCGACCTTGCGGCAAAGGTGCAACCTGAATTTGACAAGATCCTTGCAAATATCAGCGGAAACTTCATCCCGGGAGTAACGAGCGGCCTCTCCGACGGCCTGGGCGCGTTCTTTGCCATCATGGGGGCCTTCATCCGCGCAGTCACTCCGCTATTGGTCGCAATCCTGGACATCATTAGTAACGTTGGGTCTGCTATCAAGCCATTTGCCAGCGTTCTTGGCGTTGCGCTTGCGGCATTTGTTGGCAAGAAAGTCCTGATCGACGGCATGGCTGCCGCCATGGGTAAGTTTGCCGCCGCAACTGGCGCTGCCGTCGGCAGGGTCACATCGCTTAAGGAAAAGATGGCGCTGTATCAGGCGTTTGGAACCACCGGAAGGTACTACGGTGGCGACAAGCTAATGGCGATGCAAACTATGCAGCTGGCCAATGGTCAAAGTCGAGCAGTTCTTGCCCCTGCCGAGCAGGGTGGAATTGGTATCGGCGGACCGACTGCCGTTCGCGCAGCCCTTGCCCTGGCGAATCAATTTGCCCTCCTGCAGACCGGAGCCCCACTCCAGACTGCCGGAGTCGTTCCGCCGCAAACGGTCCTTGACAAAAAGACCGGCCGCCAGGTCGCCAACCCAATGTATCAACAGTTCCTTAATACCGCCGCATTTAATCCGCAGACAACTCTGGCCCAGTATCAAGCAATTCGCGGCGCACGAAAAGAAGAAATTATGCAGGAGTTGGCAATTCGAAGGAACAAGTCGCTGACCCCAGAACAGCGCCAGGCTGCTCTAGCAAATGTGTCAACTGCCGGACGCCAGGCATATCGACAATTCCGTGCAGATACCGGAGGAGCTGGTTCTTCAAGCATGAAGGCCCTTGAGGCGTCATTTGCCTCAATGAGCCAGGGGATGATTGCCCAGCTCGGTCAGTTTATGGCCAAGATTCGATCCACTGGCCTCAGCTTGGAAACACTAAAGACTATTGCCAAGGCGGTTGGATCCCGACTTGCTGGCATGGCAACTGCTGCCATGGGCATGGGCATGCTCTTTAGCGCTATCGGCGGAGCTTTGAATGTTAAGGAGCTTCAAGCAGTTGGAGATACGCTCACAACGATTGGGTTTGCAACAACAGGTTTGACCATGATGTTTAACGCCTTGACTGTAGCTGTTGGCGCTGCCGCGCTGCCGCTTATGGCGCTTATGCTTGCAATTGGCGGCCTTATCGCGTTCATCAGTGCCAGCACAACTACCGAGCAGGATAAGAAAGGCGCAAAGCAAGTAAGCGAGATTATGGATCTCCGTGATCAGATGGTTGCAATGTACGGAGAGGAAGAGGCAAAGCGCAGGTTCCCGGACTACTTCCCAGAAAATCTTACGTTGCCGGAGAAAAAGTTGCGCATGGCCCTTCCCGGTGAAACCCCAGACTCTTATGATTGGATTAACAATATCGCATTGAAACTTGATTATGACCCAAAGGATCTTGCCGCTGTCCGAAGTCAGTTCGGATTTACCGATGAGGATTTTGCAAAGACAAAAGCCTATTTTGAGATGATGAATACCGATACCGGTCGAATTCTCTCCTTGTTCCAGGAAGGAAAAACGGCCGAGCAGATTGCTGAGATTACCGGTCTACCAATTGATCGAATCAAGTTGCAGCTAAAGGAATTCTACGAGACAACTGGTTCTGACAATAAGGACTTTATTGCCAAGGTGCTTAGCGATAGCCTTGATGCAACCGGCGCTGCCCTGAAAGAAGCGCAGGAGGCTTACGAAAAGGCAATGGAGCCGTTCCAGAAGAACCTTAGCCGCCTGACTTCTCGAACCCAGGAAGTCATGCAGGCGCTCTTTGAGAGCGAGAAGAAGGCCCTGGAAGATGAGAAGAAGGCTGCGCTAGAAAATACGTTGGTAATGTACAACGGCGAGCAGGTCCGACTTGGCGTGCTGCAGCAGCAATATGATGCCATGAAGCTTCAGCGCGAAGAAATGGACCGCATGGCCGAACTTGAGAAACAGCGCACAGCTGCCGCAGAGGCCGCGCTCAATATCTTTGACGCCAGTGTTGATCCGCTTGAGCGAGCTCGAGCGGCTCGAGAGTCCGCTCGAGATCTTTTCAATCAAGTTGGAACGTCAAGGCTTGACGAGATGCAGCGGGCGATTACCGCCGGCCAGGGGAATGTCGCCTATACAGAAACCGAGGCATTCTACAACGAGAAGATGGATGCCCTACAAAAGGATCAGGCCGAGCGAATGCGCACGGTCCAGGAGCAAATCGACGACTTGATGCAGAAGATCAAGGAAGGCAAGATTGGGACCGCCGCCGCACAGCAGCAGTTCAAGGATATCTTTGCGCAAGCCGGTCTTGACCTCGACGTTGCCCAGACACAAGGGTACTCGTTTATGTCAGCCTTTGGCGATGGCTTCATGGATGCGATGAACACAAATATTAAGGGCGTATTCTCCAAGCTGCCTGGACTTATCATGAAGGCGTTGGAAATGGTCAAGCAGGACAAGCTGTATCAGCAGGCCCTTGACGCCTATAACGCCATCGTCACGATGGGTGACAAGATTACTGGCAAGGAATACAAGTCTAAGTATCTGCAGCCGCGCCTTGCTGGTTTGAACACTCTCTACAAAGATGCCGTTAAGTACCTTACCAGTGGCGAGGGCGTAAAGGCTGCCGGTGGCCTTGATAAGGCGCAAGCCATGATGGCCACACTGCTCAAGAAGAAGATCGAACTGGAAAACATGATCTCGGCAACTAGCGATACGGCTGTTATTGACAAGTCACTTGCATTGGCTGGAGACTCCTCATATCGCAGTGACATTATGGGTATCCAGTTGCCCGGCATGGGAAATCGCTCGCTTGTCGACTACCTCAGGCTTTACATGGGCTACGCTTCTCGTGACCGCGATAATTACATGAACAATCCGTATCTTGCCGGTGGCGCGGCTGGCGGTACAATCACGACTGCCGGTCAGTTCATGGTGGGCGAGCGCGGGCCGGAGATGATTGAAGTTGGGCCAAACGGCATTCGCGTCGTCCCAAACCACAAGCTTCCGTCCTGGCTGCGCTCGTCTGCCGGGGCTCTTGGCGCTGTCAATATGGGTCTGGGTGGCTATGCCTTTGGCACTGGTTCGGGCGACTCCGGAATGCGTGGACTGAAGTTTGACCCTAAACACATTAACCCGGAACACATTAGAAAATATGGCAACGTGTCAATGGCCGGAACCTGGCAGTCTGCCCTTGGCATGCTATTGATGCGTGCCGGGGCACCTATTGCCGCCCTTGCGTCAAGGGCCGGTAACGGACTTACTCGTGGAATGGAGTGGATGATTGGACCAGGACCACTTGGCAAGATGGCCGATAAGATTGTATCACTTGGCAGTAGCATCAATAATATTGATCCAGAAAATCTTGGACCAAAAATGAAGTTAATTAGCACGCTCATGAAACCGCAAATGGACATGATGGCATTTGCGCAAGACGTTGGGTATACCAAGTATATGTCTACTGATTTCTTGAAAACTATGGCAGCTGCTGGTGGCACAATCGGCCTCACCGGGTTAGAAGCACAAGGCTTGATGGGTGCCCCTGGGTTCCTCATGAATCTTCTCAATGGTGGCCCACGATCAGTAACGCCACCAAACGTGCATGCACACCCATCTCGATCACCAATTAGTGGTACAGTGAACATTCACAACCCGCAACTCAACTCTGCGGCCGACATTGACCGACTCGCCGAGCGCGTTGCGGAGGCTCAAGTGCGAGCACTTCGAAACTCCGGCTATGTAAAGAGGTAACTAATGGCCAGCTATACTGGAACAATCACTGTCAAGATTCAACCAAAGCTGCTCGACTATACCTCGCTGTCCGATTTCGTTGATATCACTAACCGCGTGATCTTTTCCGAGGGAGGAGATTCGTCGTTTACGTTCACGCAGAGCTCTGAGGGGTCACAGGCAGGTGCTTCGTTCTCCCTGTTCACCATGTTCCCCATCTCAACAACGAAGTGGTCATCGTATACCGGAGCAACAGACTTGATCAAGGCGCAAGCTGCGCTTAATGACCCTACCTTTGACTTCGAAGTGCCGGCTAGGTCTGAGGTGCAAATCTACGAGAACGGCAGCCTGATCTTCGGCGGCATCGTGACCGAAGTGTCTCGGGAGCGAACGGGTGGATCCATCACCACGCGCATTACCTGCCAAGACTATACTGCGCTCCTTGACGAGGTGGTAATTGACCGGTACAAGGCCCCCTACGACGTAAAGGACTACCAGATCATCAAGGGCGGCTACGCCACCGACCCCGAAAAGAACGGCCTGTCGGTCATCAAGCTCGTTGATGGTGGCTCCGGCAGCACCCGAGAAATCACCGTTTCCCTGGAAGATGCGCACGACATGATTGTTGGGCAGCAGTTCACCATTGACCGATCTAGCTCATACAACGGGACATGGACTGTTTCTTCAATTCTTTCTGAGGTGTCAATTAAGGCAACAAAGTCTGGAACCGCTCCATATACCGCAGGCGATGAGACATCCGCCCGGCTAACGCCATATACGGCATCGATTTTTTCAGACATCCGAACGACCGATGCCTACAGCGGCCTATCGTTTAGCCTTGGAATCAATGCAACTAGTAGCTATGTCGAAGAGAATCTTAACGATACGCGCTTTAGCCCCATTTCGTATTTGCCGGACTCATCGTACCCAGATAAACTCGGGGCAAAGTTGTATCTGCCATTTTCCGATTACAAAGTTAGCAACTATCGATTCTCTGCCGACCCCAAGGCGGCTGATCTTACCAATGAGCTGCGTCTCTTTGGTTTGCAAAGCACTATTAATGAGCGAAACCTTGTCACCTCTATCAGTTCCTATAACACGACGAGCAATTATGTTGACGTCACAACTCTTGGTTCACACAACATTATCAGCGGCGAATACGTCAGCGTTGTCAACCCGCTTCTTGATTCTGGAAAGACTTCTTTTTCATCGAGCTTCCAGGCAGATCGACAAAGTTCATCGGTGGTTCGCATGGCATCACCTACTGATCCGGCGATTGACGTAAAGAAATACGCAATCACTGCGGCAAGTGGGGACGGAACATATATTACCTATACCTGCACAAATACATTTCTTCCTGGAGATGTGGTGGGAATCAGCGGGATTACGGAAACTAGCACCGCCGGATACGGCTCGCTTAACATTGTTTCCACCGTAGTGGAAGAAGCCACATCAACAACGTTCAAGATTAAAAACCCAGGAAATCAGACTGCCACCAGCTTTACAGGGGCCTATGCCTACACGACCTATATCCAACTGGCCAAGGATCGAGTGCAAAACCTTTATTCCGACTCTAAGGTGTATCAAATCCTTGCGGCAAACCGAGAAGGAAACGTTTCGCAAATTTGGTACAATTCAACCACACCGCAGTATGCAGTAAATGAGTGCGTATTCATTGAGGGGCTTCCTGATTTTGACGCTCGCGTTATTGTTTCTGAGACGTCCGGTACCACCCCCGATGCTTTCACCGGAAGTCCATGGAGGATTTACAAATACGGTAGGTATAACAACGTCGGAGTAGTCGGCGTCGCTAAGAACAAAAGCCCCTATGTTCCTGGATACAAGAATGGAAATTACCTTTCCTCCGGGCACCCGTTTATTGTTGGGGCATCAATCGTTATCTCCGGACTAACCGGATCAGCTGCAACTGTCAACGGAACATTTACTATTACGAGGGTAAAAGGAAATTTGGTGTTCTTTAACAGTTCTGGAGGCAACACGGGGTCTTCCACAACCTATGTTAAAGATGTTTCCAGCAAGTCAGCCAGGCTTGCCAGCTCTATCGTTTACAGCACCGGTGGTGTTTCTTGGATTAAATTTACCGATAGCCGGGCTGACGCAGAAAAAACACCAGAATCTATGCCTAAAACAGCGGCAATCCGTCAGTTTAATTTTGCCTGGCCAGCGATCTCTGGTGGTCGCTCGGCCGGAACCCCTAGCGCTTCCTTTATCACGGCCCCAGAAGATACGCTTTCGTACATTGGCGGCAGGCAAGCTGTAAAGTTCACCTCATCGTCATACAGCGGCATTTCTTCAAGGATTAAGTCAGAAATTTCTTTTGTGGAAATTGCATCTAATGTGGTCACTATTACCACAAAAGCTGCTCATCGCTTCAGGGTTGGTCAGTTTGTTGTAGTGCAGGCGGCGACAAAAACTACCGTTCAGGGCGGCTATATCATTACCGATGTCCCAACCCCAACAACGTTTACATATAGCCTTACTACTTCAAACTATTCAAAAACGGCGGATAGTGGTCCAACGTTTGTCATGGATACCGGTTTTGCCGCTCTATCAAAATCGTTCAGCGCAATCATTATGGTGCAGCCTAGCTCATTCCCGTCTTCTGGTAACTACAAGACCATTTGGCATCATGGCTCAATTGCGACGAGTCAGCGACGAGAGCTTATGATTGACTCTACCGGCCAGATTGTGTTTAGTACCGTTCATGGAACTTACTACAATACCGGCCTTACGCTTACCGCCGACGTTCCGGCATTGATCTACGTGTCCCTTGATTCCTCAACCGGAACCACTAACTTGGTCATTTCCAAGAATGACGAAACCGTGTACACGGCAAGTGCAACAAACTATGGAGGAACAACAAACGTAGATGGTGAGCCAAGGGCAAATCTCACTGTTGGCTACGGCTGGACAGATTCCAGCGCTGCCACCAGGTTCTATGACGGCTTGATCGGCGACATGATTGTCATTGACCGTGTTCTTACCTCAACAGAACGTTCTCAGCTAATTTCTTGGATGGCGCATACCTTTACCCTTGCTGGATCGCTTTTGTCTAGCACCTCTACGTATAAACTTCTTGCCGACAATCCCGGGAAGGCCGAGGTTTCTAAGGTCAAAGAGCCATTTAACGGCATGACGCTACGCCAGGCAATGGACTATATCTCGAAGAAAACTGGATGCCAGTATTGGGTTGACGCCAATAAGTACCTGCACTATATCAAGCGAGAGGTCCAAAACTTGGTAGAGAACCCAACTTTTGAAGATCAATTCGGCAATGCAAGCCTGACCGACTGGGATTTTGACGCAGGGTTCACTGTCTCCTCGAGGACAGAGGGGCCATACGGCTATGGATATGCCGCAACGGCCTCTGGAACCGCAGAGCTAATTGCTCGCTCAAAGTTTTTTACTGTTACCTCAGGAGAGAAGTATTTCGCTTCGGCAATGATGAAGACAAGCAATAAGTCGAAGTCCCGACTGGAAGTTCGCTTCTATAACTCTAGCGATGTGCAGGTAGGGGGAGAAAAGGAGATTGGGTCGGCAGTATCCACTAACAATTCTTGGGAAAAGATGTGGGGCATGGTTGCCGTTCCGGGAACTCCTGGCATCGTAAAAGCTGCGTTGATTTACCATCATACTTCGCACAGCAGCACCTATACGGACTACTACGCTAATCCGCTTGTCGTGAAGCTTACCGGAGACTTTGGGTTTGCTGACTACGGCACCGCACCAGGTTCAACGGTAGAGATGCTGTTTGATACATCCCTAAACGCAATTATGCCACTCAAGACGTTTGAGGCGCCATCCAACATCTCTCAACACGGCAGCATGGCAAACCGTGTCTACATTTATGCTAAGCCGCTTGCAACGAATGCTACGGGTGATCTGATCTCGGCAAATGTCGTTACCGGACAAGTGCTGAAGTACACGTTTGACTATGTCCAGGGCGTCTGGAATACACATGGAAAAATCATTGAATCTTCAACCGTCAACAAGGATATTGAGACCGCTGAGGATGCGGCGTTGGCCGCAAGCGCAATCTTTAGCGATTCCGGCAAGACTATTGAATCTTACGACTTTGACCATCCAAACTCTGCCTCCGATGGACGACTGACTGTTGGAACCGTTATTCCATACTTCTGGAGCGAAGTCGGCGTTATTGAGCCGCTTGTAGTCAAGTCACAAACAACTAAATTCATTGGCGGAGAGGCCTACTACTCCGTGCAACTTGCCGGAGAGCCGGCACTGCAACGAAACGCAATTGTGCTTGTGCAGCGAGAAAACCTTACGGTCAATCTTGGCCCTGGCCAGCTTGCTTTGACTCGACCAACTAAGGTCAAAAATATTGTTGTCAACTCTATTGATGTTGACGGAAAATCTCAGACAGTTGACTTGAACGCCAAGATTCAATGGAGCTTTGATACGACTGATCCAAGGAACAAGTTAGTAAAAAGGTTTGAAATTGAGCGACGTTCACAGGATTTGAACAAAAACATTCTTGGTAAAAAGGCACTTGCAAGTGGCACTGCTCTTTCTCGCGGGTCGGCTGTTGTTGGCGCAGAGTCTAGCTGCTATGTAAAGCTTGTTGGCTCTAACTCTATTAGCGCAGAGGACATCATCACTATTGCCAACTGGGTAAACCCAGCAAAAAAGAATTTGGCCGCCAATCCTACGCTTAACGGGAGCTGGGTTGTTGATCATGTGTCTTATAGCAAGACAAGTAAGGCAACAACCGTATACTTCAATATGTATGCATCGGAAACCTCGCCAATCGCAGCCTACAGCGCAGCAAAGGGTTCTGTCCCAACCAAATTTACTGTCAGCTGGTATGAGACTGTCAAGGCTGGTGTAACCGGGAACAAGTGGGCAGCGCTAGATACCGTTCTAATTGGGTCAACAAGCTACACGGATAGCAAGAGCGACTATAAGCACCGCTACCAGTATAGAATCCGTGCTGTTGCAGAAACTGAAGATGGTGGTAAACTGTATGGCGATTGGTCATACGTTCCGGCAACGGCCATCAGCAGCCTGGCAGATACAGCATGGCTGTATATCAATCGCAGCCTTGACCTTTCCTCTGATGGCGGAGCTGGGGCAGATGCGGTATTAACGGAGGCCACCACATGAGTGTTGAAAGCCTAAAAACTCCATCTATCACCACGCAGAGCGGCTCAACGTTTTCTCCTGTAGAAATCACCGCAGACGGGATTGCGCTGCTGAACGCCGCAGATGAGCGACGGTCAGATGGAGAGCTGATTCCGGCTGGATCTGAGGCAGTACTTTCCGTCAGCCGAGAGGGCGGCAGCAGCATCAATGCCAGCTATATTAAATCCGGCGTTATCGACGCAAACCTTATGCGGGCTGGCCTTATTCAGACGGTGCCATCCTGGAACACTAAGTGGTACGGGGCGCCGGCAGACCATGCTGCGGTTCAAATGGGGTTCACCGGCGGTTCTATCGCCGCAACGGCCGTTTCAACCAGCAGCGGAACGGTTAGCCTCACGCTTCCAAGCGGGCACGGACTTATCACCGGCGACTACGTTCGAGTTTCTGGCTTGTACTTCACCACCGGGACGCTTCTTGGGGGAGTTGGCCTTAACCTCCCGACAAATGGACCGGTTGACTATGCCTCTGCTACCGTATCAACAAACACGCTGACCTATAGCAAGTCTGATATTACCAGCGGCCTTACGGCCTCTACTGCCTCAACAGTCTATGTTGGCAAAGCATTTTCGATTAGCAGCATTTCCCGTGTTTATGACGACCCAGATAACCCGGCGGAGCTCAGCACAGTCACCGTAACGACAAGTGTTGCTCATGGATTTTCTGCCGGAGATTACGTTGAAATCACTGGAACCATTGAAACTCTTGACGGTGTCGCGTACATTACCGATGCCCCAAGCAGTACAACTTTTGTCTTTAAGCAGCGGTTTGGTGAAAATATTGAGTTTGATGGAACCCTTGGTTTGACACTGCCAACTCTTGGCGCCCCAGCTGCAGTTAAGGTTCTTAAGGCATATACACAGAACTCCGACGGATCCATCCACATTACCTCCGGAACAGTTGACTCTACGCTCATCGTCGGCGAGATTGCAGCGACTGAAATCACGATTGGCTCCGGTGAGTCCGTAGTCCGAGTCGGCAGCTACCCAGATGCTATCTCCCCGGAGTTCCAGGGTATCTGGGGTGGGGCAAGCAATCCAGATAATGCTGAATTCAAAGCAAGCGTAGCTGGCGAGCTTTACGCAGCAAATGCCACGTTCCCCAACGCAGATATCGACGGCCTAGAAGTCACCTCGCTGAAGATGGCCGGGTCAATCTCGCTTGGCGCCGACCCTAACGGAAACATCGATGCGATCCGCGTGTATGACCGGACGTATGTTCCAGCTCGAGAGATTGCGCGGTGGGATACAAGTGGTATTCAAGTTTCCGACACTGGACTATCAACCTCTCGGCGGATTTCTATTAGTGGCTCACAAATCACCCTTATTGACGCAGACGGAAATAGCATTGTTGCCATGAGCCCAGATGGAGTTAATGCATCATCTATTACCAGCGGCGCGCTTCCTGGCGGATCAAACCTAATCCCCAACTCGTCATTTGAGCTGTCTCCGTTCCCTTCATCTGGTCTGACCTATATCCAGGCCACTGCAACCGGTACGGCTGTTAACGGCGACACACCTAGCATCAACGGATCAACTCCGTTTAGTGCATCTATGTCTATGTATACGTATAGCTAGGAGATAATCTGATGGCAACAAAGCGCATTTACGTCACCAAAGATGCAAGCGTAGCTCTCCGCGATGGGACTGACTCTCTTGGCCAGGGGGCTGGAGACAACCTTGTTGTTGGGTATGGAACATGGCTCTATCGTAGCTTACTGTATTTCCCTGTTGACTTTACCGACATGACGGCGATTAGCTCCGCCACAATTACGTTGTTTGCCTATAGCCGGTCTGGGCAGACCAATGCTAACTGGGAATACGGCTCCGGTATGAGGATTAAGCGCCTGACCTCATCTTGGTCCGAGGGGACCAAGGGGGCAGACGGTATTTGGTGGAACAATAACGCAGTTGCTTGGGCCAACCAACCAAGCGCAACAACGAGCAACCAGGTTACAGATACATCAACGGTTGGAAATTCTCGCCCATCGCATGGAAAGGCATACACCTTCACGATTACGGATATCGTAAAGCAGTGGGCGCCATCTACAACAGTAACAGGCGGTGGAGATCAGACTAATCACGGCATTCGATTGGAGATGGTCAATGAGACCAGCACAAGCCCTGACAGCATCGAGTTCTGCTCCCGCGAGGATAACTCGATCAACGGCGGGACCTCCTATGACGCATATATTGACATTACCTACACGGCGGCGGTCTCTGTTACAAATCCCATCAATGCTGCGTCAGCGCCAACTTCCTCTAAAATTGCAACCATCGTCAATCTTGATGATGCGAACAACTGGACTGGTGCAACAAAGCTGGCAAGGCCGCAGCTTTCCTGGACATTTACCCCGTCAACGTCAACTCCTGCGGCTCAAGATGAATGGCGCGTTCGGATCTACAGCGCCTCGAGCGCTGGCAATACCATCTTTGACTCTGGCTGGGTAACCGATGGCTCGCATGCTGCGGATACATCTGTTGACATCCCTCTGAATATTTCTTCTTCTGGCGCCCCACATATGCCTGGCGGTTTGACCGCTACCGTTAGCAACGTCACCTGGTCATCTAACACGGCGACCTATACCACCTCAGCGGCACACGGTCTTGATACCGGGATGTACGTCAACGTTACTGGGCTTAATGAGTCGCAGTTGAACATCTCTAACGCTGAAATTACCGTCACTGGATCTACCACATTCACAGCGACAGCTAGCTACCCAGGAGCAATCACTGGGACAAGCGGAACGGTTTCAACAATCTGGGCATCCGGGTATAAAGGACTGGTTAATAACACAAACTATTGGTGGACCATTCAAACCCGAGATGTAAACGGCCTTGAGGCAAGCGAATCGAGCCGAACACAATTTAAAGTACTCTTTTCTAATCAGCAACTTCAGTACGCATACCCAGGCGGAACAGCCTCAACTTTTGTTCATAACATTGGGTCAACTCCGGCTGGAACTTCAGTTGAGCGCCTGTACGGAACAACAAACACGACCGGTGCGACTCCGTCAACGTGGTATTCCTCGCTTTCTGAGGCGCTGACAAATCGAGGCAGTAACGCATATATTGTCGTTGCGGTTCGCATGGGCGTGCTCAATAACAGCAATACAGCAATTTCTGACCCAACAGTCTCTGGCCTTTCACTGTCTTATGTGGCTGCTGTGGCCCGAACTCCAGACAAGTGGGCAACAAGTTCTGCAAATATTACTGCTGGGCTTTCTGACGAGATTCGTCGGTTTGGTACCCAAGCAGCCAAGATTACGGCAGTAACTGCCGCCACGCATTCAATTAAGGCCTATCGGGCTTCATCTGGCGACGGCGTCGGGGTTGTTCCGAATACAAACTACACGTTCTCTTTCTATGTGTATGCGGGCAGTGTCTCTGGAACGATTACTGGAAAGGTATACGCTGGAAGCACTCTTCTTGCTACATCTGATGTTCACACGGCTTTCGATACCGACAATGAGGGCTGGCGACGCATGTACGTCAGTTTCCATTCCGGAGGAAATACGTCAGTTGAGCCATATATTTATATTGATGCCACTGCGACCAACACGTCGTTCTATGTCGATGGCTCCATGCTTGAAGAGGGAACTGTTATCCGCTCGTACACTCCTGGCCTCGTCAACTCCCCCGCGCTAGTTGAAGGCGGAGGCATCCAGGTTGATGCAAGCAAGGGTGGAACGTTCCGACTACGTGGATCTGCTGGTTTACCACGAGATGTAATTCAACTTGGTTCTAACGGCCTTGATTTTGGAACAACAAGCCCTGTTTCTATTTATCAAACTGCAGATGGCAGCAATTCTCTAACCGTTTCTGGCGCGCTTTCTGCTACTAGCACTGTGTCGGGCGCAACACTTTCTGCAACTGGGGCTGTTTCTGGCGCAACACTTTCTGCAACTGGGACATTGACACTTGGCTCCTCAATTATCCATCAAGCGACAGACAACGTTCAAGAGTTCATAATTGCTGAAGCAGTATCACTGGCTGGACGTACAGCAAGCTTAGCTACCATAACCACTACATATGATCATCAGCTTCTTTCTGGTCAGCTTGTTACCGTAGCCTTAACGTCTGGACCAACCGGATATGCCGCGCTTAATGGGTCTTGGACTATTGCGGTAACTGGTACAACAACGTTTACCTATACGACTGGCACGAGCGGCACGATCACCTCTGGCGCGGCAGTCGGGACCGTTACAACAGTTGCTGCTGGTGTACAGCCACATGGACTTTATATTCCGACTGCCAAAGCCGTTGTGTTTGAGGGAACAACAGATAATGTGCTGGAAACGTTCCTTGTTGCTGCTGAAGCAACCACCACAGACAAAACTATTACGCTTCCAGATGCCACTGGAACAGTTCAATTAACTGGGCAAACAATCACTCTTGGAACTGACTTAACTGGTAGCGTAACCCTGGCAAATGGCGCAATGACACTCAACGCTTCAGTTACCGACAATAGTCATAACCACACAAGTTCTACTATTTCTGGACTTGTACTTGGAACTGACGTTAGCGGAACGTATGTAGCCGGAATTACTGCCGGCACCGGAGTCTCTATTTCCGGAACTGCTGGTGCTGGATGGTCTCCAATTGTCTCTATTGGTCAGGCAGTCGCAACGACATCAAACGTCACGTTTGCCAACCTGTCAGCAACCGGAACAGTAACATTTACTACCCCAGGCACTGTGACGCTCGGAACGGTGGTGGGTGATAACGTCCGAATTACAAACTTGTATCAGACAACAACCATTACTAACTCATTTAACCCACGCATGTATAACGGTTCTGGCGCATTCCCTTGGCGCTTCTTCTACGATACGTCGTCCGAGCGATTCAAAACCAACATTGTCTATATGGAAGACACCGACGCCATTCTTGACGTGAACCCGGTCTCCTACCACGACAAAGCCGACTACGAAGCAAACGGCGAGGAATCACCGCGACAATATGGTTTCCTTGCGGAGGATATGGCCTCAAATCCAGAAGGTATTTCGTTCGTGGTGCATAACGGAGCGGATGCTGAAACAATTCAATATGAACGCCTTGTTGTGCCGTTGTTCTCGGCTATGCGCAAGCTTCGCTCGCGGATTGACGAGCTTGAAGCCAGGCTCGCAGAACTCGAAACCGGTGCCTAGATCGAATGTTTACCGTATCCTTTCATTGCCGTAAAGGCATAACAAAGGGGGTATTCCATGCGATACAAGGTAAAGTCCCAGCTCTATTCTGACGCTGAGGCAATTAAACAGGGAATCTTGGACGATTGTGGCCCGTCCTCTATGGCCGCAGCCGTGTCATGGGTGTTTCAGTACACCCCAGGTCACGATTTCAGCGCTTCCGACGGGGTTGCCGCTAAGGCAAAGGCAACCGGAAAGGTTGAGAAGCAGGGTGTTTCCGATAACGGTTCGTCACTTGGTGACCTTATCAAGACTGCCCGAGTTCTTGGGGCCGAAGCTCGGTTTGCCAAGAGCTGGGAGGATGTTGTGGCTTCTGCAAAAGCCGGATCGGCACTTGGCGTCTGGGTTCAGCAGCCAGTGGGTTTCCCGCCTGAGGTAGAGATCAGCGCTTGGCATCGAAAGTGGGCCAAGTGGTGGGGCAAGGGTGGCGGCGGCTACAAGAAGGACCCAAAGCACCTTGGTGAGGGGTACGGCCACATGACCTCTGCAGCTTGGTGTGAGGATCATGGATGGCAGTGGGCATGCCCAACCCGAGAGGGCAAGGGAGCTGAGGAGTTTGGTGTTCAGGTAACTGAGGCCCAGCTTAAGGCCATTGCCGACAGCAAGCGTGTAAGTGGTTCTCACAAGGCGCCACCGCATGCGCATGTTATTATTATCTCAGCGCCAAAAGGCTGGGTTGCGCCTAAGCCTGCGGCAGCGCCGGTAGCCCCTGTGGCTCCTGCACCCGCTAAGCCGGCCAAGTGCCCAACTTGCGGTAAGTAATAGAAGGAGAAAACATGAGCGCCATTAAGAACGCGGTTCTTTGGATCATGGCTAACACGGGTATCGATGAGATGCTCTTGGAGGCCGCACGCGCCTTTATCGCAACGTCAATCGCCGTTGCGCTCGGTCTCGGCATCCCGCTGCTTGATATTTCAGGCAACGACTTCCGAACCGTGATCTCCGCCGGACTGGCCGCCTGCTTGCAGGTAGTCGTCCGCGCCCTGAACCCTGAGGATGCCAAGTTCGGCGTCGGCAAGGCGAAGGTCGCTAAGGCTGAGGAGAAGGCAGCTGCCGAGAGCACGGCTCACATTACCGGCAGCGCAATCGACACGGATGGAGACGGAATTGCAGATGAGCTCGCTGGCAGCCTTGCCAACGAGGGTCATGCTGAGTTCCAGGATCTTGAGGACGACGGCCACAAGGGCTGATCGTAATCGGGTACAATAAAAAAGAGGAGGGGTCCCGCGAGGCCCCTCCTCTTTTTTATGCCCTGCGGGCGATTAGTCGTCTTCGCGCCAGCGAAGTGGTCCGGTAATAAGCCAGGCCCCAGTAAGAGCAAGCAGGATCGAGCCCACCACGTCGCGGGTCTCACCCTCCGGAAGTACAGCCCAGGCGATGGCCAAACCAAAGATTGTCCATCCACCTGCAATAATGTCGTTTACAGCGTTTTTAATCATTTACGGATTCTCCTTGGCTTATCTCCACCGCCAGACGACGTTGGGCCGCCCCCACCGGTCGTTCGAGCAGTGCTTGCCGCGCTTGCAGCAGCTGCTGCAGCTTGGGCTACTTGTGTCACCACAACGGCTGCAACCACGACTGGAGCAGCTTTTTCCTTTTCCTCCGGCGAGAGGTCCTTGCCGAGATTGGTAATTGCAGTGACGGCTTTACCAACGTTTTCTACACTATCACCGAGTGTTTCGGCAATAGCTGCGGCAGCTTCTCCAATAGCCTCTGTCACAGCTCCCACAGCAGCGCCCGGATCAATTGGTCCAGGTGTGTCAGTAGGTACAGGGTTGGGATCAACAGAAGGGGTCGGAGATTCCGTAGGGGTGGCCGTTGGCTCGGGCGTCGGATCGGGTGTGGCAGACGGGGTCGGTTCATGTGTTACCTCCGGGCTAGGGCTGGGACGGGGCGTCGGAGACGGCGTCACAGAAGGCTCTGGCGTGGGGCTAGGAGCCACGCTAGGGCTTGGCGTTGGTGGTTCTGGTGTCGGAGTAGGGGTGGGGCTTGGCGTGGGCTCTGGGGTTGGCGTTGGAGTTGGCTCAGGTGTAGGGCTTGGGGTTGGCGGTGGCGGTGCTGGAACAAACACGGAAACGGCTACTGAGGCTGGTGAGTAAACGCTTAGGGTGTCATTGTCAGCCCTGACCCAGAACGTATACGTCTGATCTAGGCCGCCAGTAATAATAAAAACGTCGTTGTTAATGCCCATGTTGGTTTCGCCGGAAGCAGCGCCCCAGCCCACGAGATCCCCAGTGGTCCAGAACACCCCGTACCGCTCAATGTCGGTTCCGCTTGCCTCTGGGGCATTCCACGTGAGGTAGACGTTCCCATTGCTATAAACAGTAACCATTAAACCGGTTGGCGCGTTTAGGTATGGGTCAGGCACGGGCGTTGGGGTTGGCTCAGGAGTTGGCGTAGGCGTTGGCTCAGGAGTTGGTGTGGGAGTAGGCGTCGGAGTAGGCGGTGGCGTTGGTGTCCACGTAGCTGATGGCGTTCCTGGGGCAAGCTCGGCCGCAAAGTTGCTGATCAAATAGTAGTGATTGCCACCAAAGCGGTCAGCCGTTGGGTCACCGCAGCAGACGCCAGCTCGGACTCGATAATCGCCAGCGGGCAGGGAAATGCGAATCGTTGAAGCAAGTGAGTATCCGCC